CATATATACTGTCCGTCCCACGCGGACATTTTTCCCAATTTGTCCGTGTACGGCGGACAGCACATTGCACAACAAAAGCGGTGTCTTTCCCTGGCGGACACCGCTTTTGCAAACTATTTCATTGCATTTGTTCACTTTTCAATACTTATTACAACACATATGCCCGAAATTTTTATGCATTTTTCCGACTTGACAAAAACGCTTTACCGGACTAAAGTGTTAGTCCCGTCTAATTGTCTATACAATTCCACAAATATTCACGTTTTCCACCCGAATCTCGCACAATTCTCCCGAAATACTTACTCATTTTGCCCGAAAAGTGGACAAAACCGCCCGATTGTCCGCGGGTCGCGGACACTTCGGAAACGGGGACTCACTTTAGTTTGCTAAAGTGTCCGCGGGTGACGGACACTGAGTGTCCGCGCCTGCCCGTTCGGGGTCGTCCGCTCCGCGGACTGTCAGTCATATCATATGTGTAATGTTAGTTATCGCTTGTGATCGCGCGGTTGACCGCCGATGACCGCCGGAGGCTGTAGCGCTTTGCGTGCCTTCCGGGTGACGGACACGGCGCGGTGTGTTTATGTGTGTAATGATATTTTCTAGAAAATTTCTAGAAAAAGGATTGACATTTTTCTAGAAAAGTGGTATTGTAATATCAGAAACAAGGAAAACCAATAATACAAAAAGGAGGAAAATTAAATGACAGTAGAAGAAATTAAAACCGTATTAAATGAAAAATGCAATGATTCTTGGGATATGCTCAAAATAATGGAAAATGTACATGGACAAAAGAGCATGCCAGCGGAAAAAGCTCTTACTAAGTGGGTAACATATGACGATCTTTTTAGAGAGTTATATAATGAATCGCCGCTGTACAGTTCCATTTAATACTTAACATCTGTTGACCTATCGGCAATACGGGGAGAAGGGGATAACATGAGAATTAACAAAAAAATGACGTATGAAGAGCTTGTTAAAATGAAAAATAGCGTTACTGAACTTCCGTTCTATGTAACAAGAAAAGTAGGAGCAGAGTTTAAAGTGTATGCTTATTCTCACTCGTCTATGACCAACGGATACATCCGTAAAAATGCAACCTATAACCCGCTACCATATAAAGGACGGTTCGGCGTAGGATTTACTGTAAAATCTAACAATTCCGCAAGCACTCATTATGCTTACTTAACTTATTATATCGAAGTAGAGCATTCCGTTATTTGTTCCGCAAACGATACTTGCACGTTGTGCCCTCTGTATACGTCAGAGGGAGCAAATGAAGATTGCTTGTATTAGGAGGTATCACGTGCGAGTAGAAGATTTTATAAAATTGTATTACGGCTGTGTTCGCATAGAAGTCGAAATTTACGCCATTGTTACGGTGTTTAATGAAAAGTATCGCGTATTAGTTAGAAATTTTGATATTGATTGTACAAAAGCATATACTACAAAAAAAGAAAATTATTTGTCAGAAGAAATAATAGGTTTCGAGATTAGTTCTAATAAATTGCGAATCTTTATAAGGGGGTGCGAATAATGCCGAACTCAAAAGACTACAGCATCTATCAAGAACTTGACTTATCCCTTGACCAGATCAAACGCGAACTTCCACGTGTGGCGCAGGCGGCAAATAGCCGCCTTGCCAAACTGGAAAAAGTTCACGCGCGTGACCAATGGGAGTATGGGCGTGTAAAAGAATTTTTTGCGTCACAAGGGCGTGAAAAGAATCGTTTCTTGAAAGGCGTAAATCGTTCGGATGCATCCATCCGGCAGGAATGGGATACCATGATTGCGTTTTTGAACTCTCCAGAAACTACTTTGGAGGGATACCGCACTGCGGAGTTACAAAGACGTTTTGATAAGTCAAAGAAGAAAATTGATGGAGAAGTAACAGAAGATAACTATAAAGACTTGTATCGTTTTCTAACTTCCAATCTCTACAAAAAAAATCTGCGAAAGCAGGTAGCGTCCGATCAAATTATTGACGATTTTATTTCGAAATTAAATGATAGTGGAATCGAACGAGAAGATATTCTTGACGAATATCAGGAGTTTCTAGATGGATATATAACAGAAGAAGAATTATTTGCGAAAAAAAGAACAAAATTAAAGTAGGTGGAAATATGTATGAATTAGATATCCCTGTTATCGTAAACGGAAACGAAAATGTTTCACGTGAAACAATTTATTCGGTCAATGATTTTCCGTTTTCGTCTTTCCAGACTTTGCGCGAATGCCGCAAACGTGGAAGAAAGAAAAACCCTATCGTTTATTATGATGCAGAAATGGCGTTTGATATCGAAACAACTACGTTAGAAAAACTTGATTATGAACGCTATAACAAAACAGGTGAAAAAGTAGTAAAAGGAACTGCCTTTCTGTATCAATGGCAGTTTTGTATCAAAGATACCGTGTGTTTTGGTCGCACATGGAACGAGTTTCTTTCATTCTGCGAAAAACTGCATTTGTATTTGAAAACATCTGATACGAAACGCGCTGTCGTCTACGTTCATAATCTTTCATATGAATTTCAATTCATGAAAGATTTCATAGAATTTGATGAAATCTTTGCGCGGGATGCACATAAAGTTATGAAATGTTATGCGTATAAATACGGGATTGAGTTTCGATGCTCGTATTTTTTAAGCAACATGAGTCTTTCAAAATTTTGTGAAAACAGTGAGGGCGTAACCCACTATAAACTGGTTGATACGTATGACTATAAAAAACTACGTACACCAAAAACACCTTTAACGGACGTTGAACAGGGATATTGCTACAATGACGTTCGAGGCTTGTGTGAGTGCATCCGCGCCTTACGGAAAGATGACAACCTTGCAGAAATCCCCCTTACCTCAACTGGCTACGTCCGCCGCGAATTTCGCCGCGCCATGCAGGCAGATAGCGGTTATTATCCGGGAGTATTTGCCGATCTGGCTTTGACGTTACCGCAGTACCAGCTTTGCAAAGATGCGTTCCGTGGCGGCAACACGCACGCCAGCCGCATCCACGCTGGGCACACGATCACGGCGAAAAAGGGTGAATCTGCAATCGTTATGGGTAGTATGGATATTTCGAGCAGCTATCCGGCGCAGATCGCAACTGAGTATTATCCAATGAGTGCGTTCCGGGCGGTTGAGATCACAACGCAGGAACAGTTTGACAATTTGTGTGCTACCCGCTGTGTTATTATGCGGGTACAATTTGATAATTTACACATCAAAGAAAACATTCCGGTACCATATATCCCGCTGTCAAAGTGTCAGAAGCACGGGAAAGATTGTGTGATTGATAATGGACGCGTATTGTCTATTGATTGCTGTGAAATCGCAATGACGGAAATTGACTTGTCGATTATAAAAAATCAATATGACTATGATTTCTTTACTGTCTCGGAGTGCTATGTAGCCGCGCGTGGCAAATTACCGGACAGTATGCGTAATACTATGATGGCGTTTTTTATCGCAAAGAGCCAGTTGAAAGGAAACCCTGATAAAGTCTATGAATATATGAAATCTAAGAATAAACTAAACAGCACGTTCGGAATGTGTGTCACCGATCTTTTGCAGGACGAATGGGCAATGGATGCTTTTACGGGTGAATGGCATCGGGAAAAAGCAGATGCGGAAAAAGCACTGAAAACGTATTATGAAAGCAAGAACAGCTTTTTGCATTATCAATGGGGTATCTATGTTACCGCCCACGCAAGAAAGCAGTTACAAGATATGCTGGACGTTGTTGGAATGGACGTGGTGTATTGCGATACGGATAGTATTAAGTTTTTACATCCGGCTTTACACATTCCGGAATTTGAAGCCAAAAACAAAATACTTGCCAAACGTGCAATCGAAAACGACATTCCGGCGTTTTGTGACGTGGGGGAGAAGCGTTACATTCTCGGCGTTTGGGATATGGATGATCTCTATATCCAATTCAAAACCCTTGGCGCGAAAAAATACTGCGGCGTGGAATGGGACGAAAAAGCGGCGCAATCTGGCAAAGACCCCGTGCGTTTTACGTCTACGGTCGCTGGCATGAATAAGAAACTTGGAGCGGAAAACTTAAAGTGCTGTAATAATTTCCGTCTCTGCCGCCGGATGGAAAATGTCGGACGGACAATCAGTTGCTTTAACAACTCGAAAGCACATTACATCAAAGTCAACGGGGAAGAAATATTAACTGCAAGTAATATAGGAATCATTGATACCACTTATACGTTAGGTGTATCGAATGAATACTATGAAGTATTGGTAAACTCTCAAGACGGAGTGTTACCGGAATAGGAGACGATATGAGATATTTTGTGTTTTTTATGTTTTTATTATTATCAACGATCTGGGCGTTACATGAGGAAGAACTCGACCTTTCCATCCTGCTTTTATTTTTGGATATTTTCTTTATTTTCTTATTTTAACTATTGACTTTTTTGGTAGACAGTGCTATTATAATACTTGTAAGAACAATAGCCACATAACGAAAGGAGAAAAATTATGGTTAGAACAAAAATCGAAAATTTTATCTACTCTGTCATTGACAGAAACACAAAACAGGTGATCGGCTCTTTTAGTGATACAAAAGAACTGAAAGCACAGAAAGCAAAAACCGCCGCTGTTACTGCCGCTGGTTTTCCGGAGGATTCCATCTGCGTATTAACCGATACCGTATCCGCCCGCTACGAGATGCCGGACGAACAGTTTTTTGCCGAAGCAAAAAGACTGGGCTAAGCGCACAACCCGCGGTCTGGAAGATGCCAGATAAGACAATGATCAAAGCAAAGCGCCGCGGTTCTGCATAATAAAAACAACTTACATCAAAAGGAGAAAAAATCATGAGCAAAGCAAAAATGAACCTGAACAACGTTACCGTAAAATATGCAAAAGAGGAAGACGGAAAAAGCGTTCTTTCTGCTTCGATCACAGCAGATCAGCAGAAAGCCATCTTTGAAAAAATTATCGAAGAGTTTGGTGAGGATGCCGCCGCGGAAGCAAAGTGGATTCCGGCGAAAGAAACCGCCGAATCTGAGCTTTACGTAAAAGCGCAGACCAATTACCGCGTTGCCTTTTATGAGGACGGAATCGAAAGCGACACCGTTTCCAGTGTTGAAGAACTCGGCAAAGGCGCAGTTGTCGACCTTTTCCTCTCGATCGGTGAAAGCAAATTCCGCCGCGACAAGGGATTTACGGCTTACCTTTCCGCTGTAAACGTCCATAAGTTCGGCGAGCTGACAAAATTTAATCCGTTCGCTTAATACATATGAACGCAATACGTGCCCCGACTGGTGGACGGTAGACTTGAGGATTAAGTTACCTGTAGTTGATTGTTACTATATCTTGTGTATTTGAAAACTCCATACGTGTGAGAGAGCTACGTTTTCCAGCGTAGCTCTTTTTATACCCAGCGAAGCTCTGCCGCCCTCTGCCGTCCATCTGCAAGCAAACGTGCGATCATCGTGCGATTAACGTGAGATTGTCTGCTGAGAGACTGGCGGGGAACTGGCGGGACGCGGAGCGGGAAATGATAGAAAGGAGGTCGTGAAACAAAAATGTTTCACGTGAAACAATGATTTTTTGGAATGATATCAATTGGGAAAAACTTTTCGCTGATTATGATGTGAAATTTAAATCGGTAGACGATAAAGGCAATCCGATTCACTACTACAATCCGATTCGGTTATTTACAGAGCCGGACGTGGACGGTGATTTCGCTGGCGTAGCAATTACGTGTTCCAACCGTAGTGCTGGAAAGACAAGTGCGTTTGCCGCGGCAAGCTGTATCTTGTGTAAAGAGTACGGATTGCAGACGGGATGGATTTTTCGGACAAAAGGGGAGATGACGGGAGCGGCGGCAATGTATGAAGATATGCTAAGAATGTATCCAAAATTAGGAAGTGTGATTACCTATAAAAATCTGGACAAAAACGGAAATGTTGTGCGGTATTTTCTGGACGGCGTGCCATTCGGATGCGCGTTTAGTTTTGGAAGTAAGATGGACAGTGTAAAAAAATTGTCTCCGTATTTTCGGGATATCTATTTTTTGTTTTTTGATGAGTTTAGCATGGAAAGCGGGCAATACGTAAAAGGGGAATCCGAAAAACTGCAATCGTTGTTATTGACGATCAGTCGTGGAAATGGAAGCCAGTCCCGATGGTTTAAACTGGTGATGGCATCCAATAATATTTCGTTGCTCAATCCCCATTTTGTATTTTTTGGTATCCATAAGAGATACCAGAAAGAAACAAAAATGCTGCATGGGAGCGGTTTTGTGTGTGAGTTTACGCACAATGACAGTGCCAGTAAAGCCATGTGGGAGAACACCGCTTTGAAAGCGTTCCGCGGCGGTCACTACATGCAGAGCATGAGCGTGGGAGATCAGATGTTGATTGATGATGCCGTGTTTGTGCAGAAGCCGACCGGACGGTCGCGGTATCTGTTCACAATCGAACATAGTGGAAAAAGTTATGGAGTGTATGAGTATTACGAAGAGGGGTACATCTATATTACGCATAACTATAACCCGTCTTGTAATTTTGTCGCGGTTTTTCGGGACGGAGATCACACACAAAACACGGTTATGTTGGAACACTATGATTATTTGTTTGAAAATCTAGTTGACGCATATCGCAAAGCATATTTGCGGTTTGACGATCTGGACAGCAAAAATATGGCGGTTGAGTTACTGGGGATTGATCTTTATAAATAGTTCGTGGGAGACGGACAAATGTACTTGACATACGGATAAAAAAGATGTATCATGAAAATACGGGGAAACCTTTTAAAAAGGGGTTGCCACGGTTGAGTAAACCGCCCTGTCCTTGGCAGGTCAAAAGGTTTCCTTGTTTTAATGGACAGGAAGAAAGGAGCAAAGATGGCAAGTATCGTTTTTAATATGATTGTCGGAATGATGAAAAAAGAAAATGCTTATCTTGCTTATACGGTACGCTATAAAGCGGACGAAAAAGATACGCTGATCATTGTCCCTCATGAAAATTACGAGTCTCACATCCGGTATTTGTGGGATTTCTTTTTCATGGATGGCAACGCGTATAACAGTAAATCGCCAGTTCGATTCATTCAAAATTTTATTATGTGTGATAAATTAAGTGAAATTGAGGAGTGGTTAAAATGGCAGGATAAGGAGGTAGAAACATGGATGTAACTATGGTAACGCAGTTAATTGGAAGTCTCGGTTTTCCAATTGTTTGTTGCGGCGCACTTTTCTGGTATCTGGTGAGAGAAAAAGACGCACACAAGGAAGAGATGGAAGAACTGCGGAAAAGCGTAGAAGCGAACACAACCGCTATTAACTCGTTGTGTCAGCACTTAGGAGGAAAAAGCAATGAGTAAAATCGAAAAAACAGTTGCCTGGGCGGAACAAATCGCCGCCGATGATCGGCACGGGTACTCACAGGTACACCGGAACAGTCCCGATTATGACTGCTCCTCTTTTGTCGGGACTGCACTTGCAAATGCTGGTTTTCCGGTCAGCATTTACAGTACCACAAGAAATCTCGGCGAACAGTTGGAAAACGCTGGTTTTGTGAAATGCGGTAAACCGTGGAAACGCGGGGATATCCACCTTGCGGCTGGTCATCATGTCACGATGTCGGTTGACGCGAACCGCATCGTCCACGCCAGCCAGTCGGAAAACGGCGGGATTGATGGTCAGACGGGAGATCAGACCGGAAAAGAAATCTGTGTACGGTCTTATTACGATCTTCCGTATGAAAATACCGTTCATTATCGGTATGCAGGAGCCGTTGACGAAAAGCCGCATAACGTCATTGAAAGTTGCGTCAAGGCAGAATCCGCGCGTAGTTTTGACCGGAAAATTGCAGGAGCGTATCATACCAATGATCGCTATAATCTGCGTGTTGGCGCAGGAATGAATAAAACTGTCATCTTGACGTTGCCAACCGGAACCAGTGTTAGAAACTACGGGTATTATACCGGAGAATGGTATCTGGTGAAAGCGGTTGTGAATGGCATCGTCTATACTGGTTACGTAGCAGAAGAGGGTTTAACCCGTGGCTGATCTGACGCTTGCTTACAATACCTGTATCGAGATTTGTAACAATCCAAACGTGGGTTACTCACAAGACTACCGTGAGGGTCAGACCGTAGGAGGTATTACCTACTATGATTGCTCCTCTCTCATGAGTTACTGTTGTAAGGTCGGCGGGTTTTTAGCATCTAACCCGTGGTTTACGACTCGTAGCATGGACGGATATCTGATCGGTGCTGGATTCCAAAAAGGTACAGCCAATCAGCCATGGAAAAAAGGTGATATCTTATGGAGGAGCGGTCACACCGAAATGGTTTACAATCCCGCTGACGGTGGCGGGTATACGATGGGAGCGCACACCGATAGTTACCCGCTGGAAAGACAGGTATCCATTAATACGTCTGTGTCTCCCTATAGCGCGTGGACGTATCTTTATCGGTATCCGGTTGAGGTACTAAGCGGTATCAGCCAGTATGTCATTTCCGCCATCTGCGGCAACTTTTGGCAGGAATCCACCGTAAATCCCGGATTATGGGAGGGAACGATTGTCGGTTCACCCGGTTATGGTTTGGGTCAGTGGACAGATAATTCCTCTACCGACCGCCGGACGCGGTTGTTCCAATGGTTAGATTCCAACGGGTACAGCCGGGAAGATGGTAACGCGCAGTTAGAATATCTGATTTATGAGAATGTCTGGTATTCGGTCGGAGCCGCTGGTGCTTACGAAAATCTACAAGCGTTTTTGCACAGTGACAGCACCGATCTGAACGCACTGACTTCCGCCTATATGAAAGGATGGGAGGGAATTAGTGACGATGGAACACTTGCGTTCCGGCAGGAAAAAGCGCATACGTGCTTCAATTTTATTTCGGAACACGCGAAAGATTCTGCAATTACCGGATGGATTGTGGGGAATCGGTATCTATCTGATTCCGAACGTTTGAACAACGCGGTGATGGTCTATCGGTACTTAGCAAAAGGAGAACAACCGGAGCCACCCGAGCCGCCACATCCCATAAAACCAAAACGGCATAAAATGCCAATCTGGTTATATCCCAATTTAAAAAAGGAGGTTTTAACATGACACTTGAAGAGTATTGGACAGAAATTGTAGCAGACATTGGAAACATCGAAACACACGGTGATGCGATTGCCGCCATCAGCGAAAAAATCAAAACAGAAGATACCGACATCGAAGCTCTGATGTCCGAACGTGACGCGCTGGTCGCAGAACGGGACGAACTGAAAGGAAAGTATGATGCGGCTGTTGCAGAAATCAAAAGCCGCTGGTCTGATCTTTCCCATGGAGGAAGTATTACAAAAGTAACCGAGTTTGGCGGAAAAGTGCCGGAAGCAGAAGACACCGCAACAAGTATCAACGATCTTGATATGTCTCAGCTCATTCTGAGCGGAAAAGGAGAGTGAAACAATGGCAGAAAAATTAGATATGACCAATATTAATATGCTGAACGCCGTTCGGCAGACGATGAGTGTTGATTACCGTGACAGAGTTCCTGTGGCAACGCGAGAAAATATTGCCGATATTGCGAAAACATTAACCGACCCTTACAACCCGATGGCGCGGAACGAACTGGTTCCTGCGCTGGTAAATCTGATTGCCAGTCAGTCAATCAGTACCGAAGCGTTCCGCAATCCTCTGCGTGTGCTGAACAGTAACGCTATGCCGTATGGAAACGGAGAACAGGAAGTCTACGTAAATTTTGCACAGGGTTACGCGCACGATGCCAATATCAGCATCGAAGATGCGACCGCCATTTATGACAGCTATATCATGGCGCTGTACCATGTCATCAATTTCAACAACGACTATCCGGTTACCATCTGGTTTGAGGATATGCGCGGCGCGTTTCTCGATGATTACGGTTTGCGCAGTCTCGTGCAGGCGAAAGTGGAGAGTGTCGTTTCCGCTTGTAACTGGGATGAGTTTACGACCGCGAAAGAACTAATTGCGTCTGCTAAGCGCGCGGGACAGATTTACCCGGTTCATGTGGATGCGGTTACCAATCAGGCATCTGCAAATGCACTTGCAAAACAAATTCAGAGTTACATCGACAAGATTCAGTTCCCGAACCCTCTGTATAATTTCGCTGGCGCGACATCGGCTGCAAAAGAAGATACCATTCTTCTGTTTGTCGACCCCGATACCAAAGCCGCGATGAACGTTGACAGTTATGCAAGCGCGTACAATCTCGACCGGATGATTCCGAAAGCACAGCAGGTTTTAATTGATAACTTTAACGATGCTGAGGGTATCGTGGCTGTACTGGTTGACAAACGGTTCTTCAAAATCCGCGAACAGTATCGCATGATGGTACAGGATAACGTTAATCGCGGACTGCGTTGGAACAGTACGTATACAGTAAAAGAGATGTTCTCTTATTCCCTGTTTTATCCGATCATTGTCTTTACGACCGAGAAAGTTCTTGTTTCTACCATTACCGCAACTGACGTGGGAAAGGTGAACGTCGGAACAGACGTTGACTTTGGCGGAAGTTTTTCTATTACTTCAGATGGAGTAGCCGATAAAGCAGTCGATGTAAAAGTAAAGGGCAACTCTTCCTCTGATACTTTTGTAATCCCGGGAACAACCATTCTTCGAATCGCAAAAGACGAAAAGAATCTGAAATCGAAAGCAAACAAAGCAGCAAGTGTGCAGCTTGTGATTACAAGCCGATTCGATTCTTCCAAAACGGCAACCATTTACTTTACGACCGATTAAGTAAGAGGGAGGAAACATGGATAATTTCATTCCGATGCCGCCGCAGGAAAATGTGGCGGCGGTTTCCCCGCAGACAGAGGTAATTTTAGCAAGTGGGATTGAATGGGGAAATGACTATGAACATGTGCGTTATTACGAAAATGGAAAAGCTGGCTGTCTGGCTCATGTAAGAGAAAAAGCAATTCATATTTTTAAGCAATCCGCGCCCGTGAAATGGGGAGAACTGACGTATAAGGGAAAAGGGAATGAGAGCGAATTTTTAAAGTGCAATTATATTGCGTTTCAGAATAAACCTTATACGGAAGAGTGGTATTTCGGATTTGTGACGCGTGTAGAATGGTTGAGTGACGGAAGTTTTAAGATTTATTTCGAACCCGATCGTTTTCAGAACAGTTTTTACAATGTGGTGCTTCAACCGTGCTATGTGGAAAGGGAACATATTGACAAAAAAGCTGATTATGCCGGAATTAATTTAGTGCCAGAAAATCTGGAAACAGGGGAATACGTGGACAATCCGAGCGAAGAGAAACTTTTGAATCTCGGCCCGATGCAGTATTGTTTGAGTGCAAGTGCAGACGAAAACGGAACAAATATTATACCCATTGTCAATCAGGGAATTTTATCTGGGTTGACATTTACTCGGAAAACAAAATATACAGAATTAATCACAGTTATCCAGAATTACGTCAAAAGCGGAAACGGAGATGCGATTGTTAATGTATATCAAGCACCAGAAGCTTGTTTTCGGACAGATGCATCTGTGTACACACAAGTAACAGTTCAGCCAGATGCACTTGACGGCTATATCCCGAAAAATAATAAACTATATCAGTATCCCTATTGTTATTGTCTGGTAAATGATGGTTCGGGAATACAGCATACTTTTAATTTCGAGTACGGTAAAAATGGAGCATTAACCATGCAGGTGTATGGCGTTATGTTTAATATTCCGGCAATCTTTGTCGCACCGCGTGAATATAAACGTACTGGTGGGCCAAAATGCCCATACGGTTTTATCATCAATAATTTCCCACAGTGTGCATGGACAAATGACGGCTACCAGGCTTTTCTAGCGCAGTCCAGCCCGTTATGGGACTACTCCAAAAAGCAGAATGCAATATCGCAGATTGGAAATTTAGCCGGAGGATTAGTTGGGGCATTAAGCGGAAATTTAGCCGCTGGCGTTAAAAGCATTTATACCGCGGCAACCGGAACATATCTACTGAACGAAAACATTAACGCACAAAAAGAAAGTCATGATTTGATTCCACCGACAGCAAAAGGTAATTCATCTGGAAGTTATGTTGCCACCGCATTGTTCGGCAGTCAAGTTTACTGTCATGTGATGAGTGTAACCGCTCAGATGGCGAAAACGATCGACGATTTTTTCACAATGTACGGATATGCAACGCACAAAATTAAAGTGCCGAATATCACAGGACGTTCAAATTGGAATTTTGTCAAAACGGTTAATTGCAGCCTGCATGGTTCGTGCGTTACCGATGATATCAATTTTTTACAGGCAATGTTTAACAGAGGTGTTACGTTCTGGCATACGGATGATGTTGGAAACTATGGTCTTTCCAATGATTAAGGGGGTGATAATATGTATGCAAACCCGTATCGAGTGAGCAATAAAGAAGTTTGGGGATGCTGGGAAAAGAATCCGAATACTTCCCCGGAGGAAAAACTTTATTTTCGCCACTTTTTCGACAAGTTCGTAAATTTAGCATTATCACGTTATGAGTATGACGGTTTACCGGATGAGATTCCACCGCGGATGCTGAACTCTTATTTGTTGTGGAACGGTATGTGTCTTTTCAAGAAAGAACCAATTACAGGACTGTACGGTGTTTTCGGCGTGAATCTTGTAGGCGAACCGGATATTTATGGTATTCCGACCGATTGGATTGCGTACGCCATGAACGGTCAGTATTACGAACAAACGGATAAAGAAGAAAGTGCGCTGATTTTTGCTAGGCCTTTTGCTGTACCGGAAATTCACAGTATTATTTTACATGCACAAAGTCTGGCAGAGAAAAAAGCGTCAACTCGAGTCAATGTCATTCAGCAGAGGACACCTGTAGTTATCAGCAGTGATAGCACTCAGAAGTTATCCATCGACAACTTTATCCAAAAATGGGTAAAAAACATTCCTTTTATCAAAGCAAAAAACGATCTGCGAAAACAAATTCAGATTGATACCATTGATTTGAAAGTACATCCTATTTTCAACGAACTTGATACAGCTGCACAGAGAGAAGTAGCAGAATGTCTGGCTGATCTCGGAATCGAAGCAAGCGGCGTAGAAAAGCCGGAACGGCTGGTTTCTGCGGAAACGAGTTACAACGATGGAGAAATTGAGTTGACAAGAAACGGAAATCTGGCAACCATTCAGAGGGGACTTGATGCGATCAATAAAATGTATGGTTTGAATATCCATGTACGTTTTAACTCTAAAATGGTAACGCCGATTAACCGACCGTATGCTTTTCGACACAACAATGACGAAAACGACACACCGGAAAACAACGGAAACAACACGCCGGAAAGCGAGGTGGAATAATGTTTCTTCGTTATAACTACGAAACGAAAACATTGACGAATACCATTGAGCAGTTGGTCATTTCCGATCATGTAATTTCCCCACTTGAAAATCAGACCATTGATAATATGATCGAAGCCGCTGTTCCTTTAATCTTCAATTTTGACTTTCCGTTTTATGTCGATGCTTCCGCTCCCGAATATGCAACCGCAAAACTTGCGTTCGAAAAAGCGTTCTGTTTACAGTATTTCCGAGAACAGATCGGGTTGGAAACAATTGGAGAATTTCAGTATCATCTAAAAAAGATTCTTACAGTTAATATGCCGTATTATGAACAATTATACCGTAGCATTACGTTTGAGTACAACCCACTTATCACTCATAAGAGTACACGAAAAGTAACGAGTACAAAAGACGATACACGAACAGGTGTGATCTCCGGTGACAGCACGGCAAAAAACACAACGTCAACTGATACAAATAACAACACACAGAACATTCATTCAGACAACCCGCAGATTAATTTCGCCGGAACGAATTATGCGTCCACAATGGAACGGGGACAAAATACAATTCATAACAGTGCTATAAGCAATGGAGAGAATACCACAAAAACCAACAGTAATGACACGTATCATGCAGATAATAATGATACGATTGAAGATGAGGGATTCGACGGTAGTTACTCTATAGAAATTCAGAGATTCCGAGATACCATACTTAATCTTAACAAGCGTATTTGCGATGATTGCAGAGAGTTATTCTATCAATTTTATTAAGGAGGGATAATAATGGCAGAGAAACCAACGATTCCAGATTTTCCTACGTTGCCAGATTTCGGTAAGATGATTACGCAAGCTTGTGAAATTGTAGCAAGTGTGCGGGGGATTCCGTATGATTTCAACGGGACGTTGAGTCTAGAAAATAAATTTGTTGTACTGTTTAAGACGGTGAAAGAAATGTTTGACGCGCAGGACGACCTTGTAAAAAGTTACAAGGCGTTATATGATTTTGTCAATCAGTATTTTACCAATCTTGATATTCAAACAGAAGTCAACAAAAAAATAGAAGAAATGAAAGACAGCGGCGAACTTCTGGATTTATTAAAACCTACTGTAAACAATGAAGTATCAACATGGTTAGCATCTAATATCACGAATCCATCCAATCCGCCGATTGATAAGTCGTTGACGGTAGAAAATGCCGCCGCAGATTCTAAAGTAGTTGGAGAAAGATTATTAAAAGATGGACTTTCATATAGTAAGCAGTTTAGTACATCTATATACTATAAGGGTTCCTCGCATGGTACTTCAGGTAATGCAAATGGAACTTCATTTCTTTCTTTTGATGACTATAATAAGGGAGAAAGCAACACAAACCCTGATGTAGTTGGCGTTGGAGCTAATTTTACTGTTCCAATAGTAAATCCAAAAACTAACACACTAGACGTTTATTATTTAGTTGATGCAAGAAATTCTGGATTTGTTGGCGGTTACTCTCTTTCACTATGGTTATCTACTAACCTAAGTTGGGTTAATTCTAGTGTATGCTACGGCGGTAAAATTGATTTTAAACCAGGCAAAATCTCTTTGAACAAAATGACACTTCCTAAAGGCGGCTCAACTTCTGACGTTATTAAAACAGCTATAATAAGAATTGATAGCCTTTCACAGGTGCCAAACACTGTTAATATTAAATTCATGCTATTTACTGATGATACACTGTATAACTTATTGAGTACTATTCCTAAGGTAGACAATACGCTTAAAATCGATGGAGCGGCGGCAGATTCTAAAGTAACTGGTGAAAGACTATTGAAAGATGGACTTTCATATAGTAAGCAGTTTAGTACATCTATATACTATAAGGGTTCCTCGCATGGTACTTCAGGTAATGCAAATGGAACTTCATTTCTTTCTTTTGATGACTATAATAAGGGAGAAAGCAACACAAACCCTGATGTAGTTGGCGTTGGAGCTAATTTTACTGTTCCAATAGTAAATCCAAAAACTAACACACTAGACGTTTATTATTTAGTTGATGCAAGAAATTCTGGATTTGTTGGCGGTTACTCTCTTTCACTATGGTTATCTACTAACCTAAGTTGGGTTAATTCTAGTGTATGCTACGGCGGTAAAATTGATTTTAAACCAGGCAAAATCTCTTTGAACAAAATGACACTTCCTAAAGGCGGCTCAACTTCTGACGTTATTAAAACAGCTATAATAAGAATTGATAGCCTTTCACAGGTGCCAAACACTGTTAATATTAAATTCATGCTATTTACTGATGATACACTGTATAACTTATGGAATACTAATGTCAATGAATATACAACTGATCTTTGTTTCTGGGGAGATAGCTTGACAGCTGGATCTGGAGGGTCTGGAACAAATTATCCTAGCGTTTGTGCTTCTGAATTAGGAATTACTTCTTTCAAAAATTGTGGAGTTGGCGGAGAAAATGCTAATACCATCGCTTGTAGACAGGGTGGTGATTCACTTATTCTTAAACCAGGCAACGTAAGTGAATATTCTTTATCAGAATTAACAGATATTTACGGAACTCAATGCAACCCATTAAGGCAAGGGTCGGGAAGTAATTCGGTTAATCCGATATACATTAACGGCGTGAAATGTACCTTGTCAATTTCACAAACAAGTGCAACTGATCAGAATGCTAAGTACACTATTACGGGATATAATGACAAGTTACTTGCAGAAACACCAGTCAAATTCTCCGGATGCGACATTACATCTGAAATTACTGTTATTTTTGTTGGACAAAATGGACCAGATCTAGCCGAGAGGTTAAGTATCATTGACTCAATGATTAGTAAAATTAACGACAAATATATCGTAATGGGTCTTAGTACTGGAAGTGCCTCTAGTAGGTCAGACGAAGAATCACAGATGCTTAGCAAATACGGTGTGCATTATTTTAACACAAGGCATATGCTTAGCAAGTACGGTATGGCTATAATAAACCACACGCCAACTAGCTCAGATGCGAATGAAATGAACAACGGGGAAGTACCGTCATCGTTACGTTCAGATTCAGTTCATCTTAACGCAAATGGATACACGGCATTAGGTAAAATGCTTGCTCAAAAAATCCGTGCTTGTGGATACGTATAAAGCCTTTCTATCATAAACTATTCAATTTACACACATAATTATTCCACATATCCGTCACCCGGAAGGCACGCAAAGCGCTACAGCCTCCGGCGGTCATCGGCGGTCAACCGCGCGATCACAAGCGATAACTAACATTACACATATGATATGACTGACAGTCCGCGGAGCGGACGACCCCGAACGGGCAGGCGCGGACACTCAGTGTCCGTCACCCGCGGACACTTTAGCAAACTAAAGTGAGTCCCCGTTTCCGAAGTGTCCGCGACCCGCGGACAATCGGGCGGTTTTGTCCACTTTTCGGGCAAAATGAGTAAGTATTTCGGGAGAATTGTGCGAGATTCGGGTGGAAAACGTGAATATTTGTGGAATTGTATAGACAATTAGACGGGACTAACACTTTAGTCCGGTAAAGCGTTTTTGTCAAGTCGGAAAAATGCATAAAAATTTCGGGCATATGTGTTGTAATAAGTATTGAAAAGTGAACAAATGCAATGAAATAGTTTGCAAAAGCGGTGTCCGCCAGGGAAAGACACCGCTTTTGTTGTGCAATGTGCTGTCCGCCGTACACGGACAAATTGGGAAAAATGTCCGCGTGGGACGGACAGTATATATG